ACGCACACTGTTTTTGTAGCCAACCGTCCATTGTATGGAAATCGCAATAAAAACAGTGTGCGTTTTATACGACCTTTATCAATGATTCAAATTGGACAGGATTGGAAGATTGTATATGGAGACAACCACATTGTTGCCTTATTGCAGAACGGAAAGACTTACGCATCTGTGCGTGACTTTGTTCGGCTTGTCGCTGGGGACAATGCTGTATTGGCTTGGGAAGATGGGCCAGTACTCAATGGTGAGCCACTGGCCGTTCAATGTATTTTACGCGATGGTAAATCGTATGCAGCAATTAGAGATCTTGCTCGTAGTTTTAATCTTGATTGCATTCCAAATAGCGATCAGAAGAAAGTTTACCTAAAGGTCAAAAGCGCTTAGGTTAAACTCACTAAACCGAGCAAACTTGCTTTGGAATGTCAGTAAGCTGATACCAGTTCTTCCGTTCCTATTTTTTGCTGTTATGATTTCGGCTTTATCTTCATCATCTTGTTCTCCATCTTGACTGCGTTCGTAGTAACCAGCGCGATAGATAAACTGGATGACATCTGCATCAGATTCAATATCTCCAGACTCCCTTAAATCTGACATCATTGGCCGCTTGTCCTGTCGTTGTTCTACGGCCCTAGATAGGCTTGATAATGCAATAACAGGACACTTATACTCACGAGCAATATCCTTTAGCCCACGACTGATAACACCTATGTCACGTGTTCTATTTTCAGACTTATAGGCTGAAGGCATTGCTATCATCTGTAAGTAATCAACAACCACCAAGCCAACATTAAATGATTTTTGGGTATCTCTAATTGCGTCACGTATTCCTCCAAGGGTGACAGTTTTATCTGCGACAATCCTAACATGAAGTGACTTAGCCTCCTGAGCTACAACCTGCAGCTTATCTTTCTGATAGTTATTCAACTTCTTAGTCTGAATAACTTGGCTGTCTACTTCACTGTAGATCGACAACATACGTGCTGTAACCATGTCTTTAGACATCTCAGCACTAACAATCAGCACTCCAACCTTCTCATCTAGAATACGCATGTAACGAGCGGCGTTCCAAGCATACTGTAAACCAAGACTAGACTTACCCATAGAAGGTCTTCCTCCAATAATAATTAACTCTCCATTACGCCATCCTCCTGTTACAGAGTCTACTTCCTCGTAACCGCTGGGAACACTAAATGTTGTTTCATCTTCTTCTCTACTAATGGCTGCATTAGATGCGGACAAAATTAATTTAGATAAATCATCAGTCGTACTTCCGGAATTGGTAAACGAAACAGAGTTATTTAAATCACTAATAATTTTGTCGATGTCGGAGTCACAATCAGATGCCTTCTTGCTTGCCAACTCCGATGAGAAGATGATCTCCCTGCGACGATGGTAGTCGGTCACTAGCTTGACGTAACTCTCGTAGTTAGACGTTGATGGAAGTAACTCAGCGCACTGCATGATGTATCCAAGTCCACCACAAGACTCTAGTGCATTACGCCTTGTTAACTCCTCATTCACTGTCACGATATCGATGTCTTGACCAGATGCATCGATAGTAGTGTAAGCCTCCCATATGAGGCTATGAGCAACCCTGTAGAACATCCCTTTGTCAATGTGCGACAGGCTCTTGAATAAACTCTTTCCTCCAAGGAGAACAGACGCTATAAGTGATTGCTCACTCATAACGTCCGATGGAATTTCTATATTAAAGCCAAGGCTTTTAGCTTTTGTTTCGTAGTTCATTGATGTATTCCGTTAACCGAACAATGTGTACTTCATTGATTACTTCTTGTAATTGCTGACCCTTGAGCGGTGGTTCAACTCTCCATGCTCGGTAACCACCAGTTTTCTTCAGGACAAGGACAACAGTAGGGTGAAGCTTGTTAGGGTCAGTACCTATCCTTATGCCCTCGCTAATGTCATGAGTAACCATGTGCGGTTGAGCATCACCAAACTTTTCAACAGCCACGCTAAGTAACACTTCTGATGGAGTAGGGCGAAACTTACTTCGTGTAAGAAGTCGTTGTGCTCCACCTTTAATATCTTCATCTGTCAAACCATTGATGGCTACACGATAAACAGTCTCGCTTGTATCGTTCCATGGAATAGAACTAGGTAGTTGCGAAAGGATCGCTAGTAATTTATCCGTTGTTGTCATTGAACCAGTCCTCTATTCTTACGCCCTCTTTGGGCTTACCGTATGTTGGTGCTGCATGTGTTTCCCAATGTTTCCATAGGGAACGAACAGTAACCATCTCTTTGTTTGGCCACTTCTTCAAAAGAACAGATGTTCTACACATGACATCTTCTTCTGTCACTCCTGCTTTATGCATTTGCCAGATTGTAAGTCGCACATCTTTCCATTCCCTGTCAGTGATTGGACTCTCAAAAGCAATTCCCCACCGTACTTGCTTAAACGATGAATACAATCCGTACGCTGGATCATCTTCCTTGGCAATTTCCTTTCGTTCTTGCTTTACTGATGTAACCTTTACGTCTGGGTCGTGCTCAACAGAATCGGGAAATAACTTGTAGCCATTACTCGTTGTTCTCCCATTAGGAGAAGTTCGTCCATTAACTTCAAGTAACCTCTTCTCATTTATCTTCATGCTTGCTAGGTAATGCAGTGCAGTTTTAACTGTAGTCTCAGATAAGCCTGTGCATTCAACAAGCCTTTTGATACTTGGCCAACAGTAGCCGTCATTATCTACATGCATGACTAATGCCATGAACACAACAAATCCTGATGGAGTAAATGATGTTATGTGGTTTACGAGTAATCGATCTATCTGTACAAATCCAACAGATTTACCACCTGACAAGCCAAATGACTTGCCGTTAAATACGGTAATCATTCTTTACCCTTAATTGTTATACGGACATTCAGCACAGTATCTCTGCACTTTCACATCATTGTCTTCAGCATCTAATGCTGCAGTTAATCTTTCAAGACCTTGCCTATAAGAACTAACTATCTCAAGTGCTTTATTCGCATCATCAACAGTCCATCCTTCAGGGATTGTAATTTGTTTAATTGGCTTCTTTTCTTCTTCTGGTTCACCTTTTAATTCTTTTTCAAAGTCTGTTACTGATATGCCTCGTGATTTAGCTGATTCTAGTAATTGTTTTTGTTGCTCGGTACCGACATGGGCAACAAGCCTATGATGAGTCCAACTAATACCAGCCACACGGTTAGTAATAGGCACACGACTAGCCACCCAACTCCAGTTAGCAAGGCTTTGATAAGCACAACCAGTTGCATCCATTGCTTGTGCGTACTTTTCGCCATACCGTTTTTGTCCATAATTTAGTGCGTCACCAATTGCAAATTGAAATGCTGTCGTAAGTTGTTGAAGTGTGGCCATAAGCCGTAACCACTGATCGTATTCAATGTCTTGATTAAACTGCAATCCAATATCGGTAACACTAACAGCATCTGGAATACTACCGATATAAACTAATTCATCACTCATTTTATTTCCTTTATGGATACAAAAGGACCACGGTGTTGATGTCCGTGGCCCTTCATTTGGTAGTTGTGCCCCGTTGGATATAGTTACGGAGCAATCAATCTTACTCTTCAGTATCGGTTGCCGTCAATGTTTTAATCGTAACATTTTCCGTAGCTTCTGTTATGCTAAAAATATCAGGGTACTCCTCAACTAACGTAAGTTGAACTTCTTTTGGAATCTTACTTTTGTAGATCTTGTATTCCGTTTTAATGGCGTCAAGACTTAGTGGAATAACATAGGCTGCTTTGTGGTCATCAAGAATTGAAAACGTTGGTTGTGATGTCCGAAATGCAACTTGTCCCCATGGACACTTCCATGTTTTAGCTTTGCCATGCAACTGTGACTTAGCAAACTCGCCAATCTGTGCACCATACTTGGCTTGTAGCCATTGCACTTTACGTTCTTTGTCCTTGACCATTGATTTGTATCTGTCTACAACGGATTGCATCGCGAGCTGTTCTGCTTTAAGTTCTGTCTCGTATTTTAGTAAACGTTGTAACGCTAAAAGAACGTCATCTTCTGTTTTAAGTTCATCACCTAACCAGCCATCAATTGGACCGGCATATTCGCCGGTCTCAATCTCGTAATAACTGTCACCAATGATGTCAAATTTGCTTGTGTCCAATTCAATCCTCCTCTGCCAAGAACACCGACTCTGCTTCTTCCGGTGTGTTGAATCCCATCAGTACTTCTGTGACTAAGCGCAGGTTTTGATCGCTTGTTTCTGTATGTCCAGCTAATTTTGCAAACACACGTTTCATATCTGATGGTGTAATCCCTGCACCCCATATACGCTTGCATTCAAAAGCAAACTGTTTACCCGGTGTAAGTGTAGTAGCTTTGACTACTTGTGGTGTATCCACAATACGCATATCGCCAGCTGGTGTAACAGGTTCTTCTAGTTCCTGAGCAAACAGTGTGCCGTACCCACACAAGGCCAATGCTCGCCCAATGGCGCCCGTTTCTGCCTTCTCTCGGTAATCAGCAAAGTGCTTCTCATGTTCTGTCTTATGGGCCTTAGCAATAAGTCTGCCTGATGAGTCGTGAATCTCGGCTGCAAATGTACAGTAGTCAGCACCCGAAAGATCGGGTACTGCATACGTCATGATTGTCCAGTCTGGATGGTCCTCTCTGAACCATGCAATACGTGCAGCTACAGGCAAGTACTGCTTGCCTTTTAGATTAATAAAATGATCTCTCGGATTAAACATCATTACTTCTTTCTTTTTGAACCAACGTGTCGTGCATGATTTTACTCCAACCCATTTCATGCCTTAAATTAAATGTAGTTTCATCCGTATGCACATGAGTAAACTGTTTAACTAATTGCATAAATGGAGAACAATGCAACGTATAAAAACCTTCAGCAAAATCATTATCAAAACTGTTTGAATACAAATTTAATTCAGCCATCAACAAGACTGGTGTCAATGCAACTATAACCGCATCATCTTGTGTAACAATCTCATCTTTGTATTTAGCATATAACCAAACGTTTGTCGGATCAGTTACAAGTCGTTGAGTTGGTACATATGTTGTTGATATTTGTATGCCTGATGTAATTCCAGACAACAGCATTAATTTACTGTTGTAATTAACAGCTCTATACATACTAAACAATTCAGCACACGCTACGTGTTGCAATTCATAATCATCTGGTCCTTCACCATTTGTATTTAAATGATTAATTGCATCTAATTTATTTGTCCATACATTACAGAATAACCATGCTCCTAAAGGAGTACATGATACAGATTTACTTCGTGTCGTTGATCTTGCTATGTAGCACATTTCATGACTTTCCAAGTCTAACCATACGTCATGATTATCTAAATCCATAGGCCAACGTTTTTTTATATCCAAGTTACTTTCTCCAATTTACTTTCAATATTTAATCTATTATCTATAGACATTACTTTTTGTATTACATCTTCTAGTGTTCTACATATTGTAGTTATTTCTTTGTCAGCAAAATCTTGCTGTTCTTTTCGCACAGCTCCTTTCTCTGTTTTAAGTTCTATTCCAACAGCAATGCCTTGCCATTCTTTTTTGTGTACATAAATGTCTGGTGCTCCTACAGTATTGCCTTGCCATCCAGTTGAATGATGATAGTTTTTACATATAGGGCATCTAGTTTTACCGCGTGACTTGCCAACTTCTATTACAATGTAGCCACACGCAGTTAGAAGGGTTTTGACTTGCTGTTGAAATACAGCTTCATTACTACGTCTCATTACTTACGAATTAACTTTCCCTGTGTGTATAAAGCTAAAAATGCTATTACGATAGCAATAAGTCGCATTAAACATCCAACTCGTGGATTATCTTCTGACCTCAAAATGTAAATACTCCCACACTTTATCAATGTGGTCTACTTTTGTGCCGTCAGGCCATATAAGGTAACCTGCTACTTTCATAGCAACCTTAGCCGACAATGCTGTCGGCGCTCGCAATAATAATCGTAGTACTTCTGGATATAACATTGCATTATGAAGCGCCAACGTTGTTGACGGATGCATATTGCTGTATTCATACTCTGCAAAACGTTCATATTCATCACCTGTGATTTTAAATTGTGTATTGTTTTGTGTTTCTTTAGTTAAGTCATTGTCTATGTGTGTCTTACATAGTAGTCTCCATTTCCACGCATTATTCATTAAAGCAATGATGTGCTTGCGGCTCCATGTAGACCAACTATTTGGCGACATTAATGCATATACACGAATGTCTCCTTTCATATTTTTTTGTTGCGCAAGTATGATCCAGTGTTGATATATAACTTTTGCAACGAATTGATTACTTACAGTCACGCTATAACCTACACCTTTAACGGTATAAGCTACAGCGTGATGATTACTTCGTTTACGTGTTGGCATCAGAACTTAGGATGCAATATACCTTTATGTCGCGTCACACAATAACCACATTTCCATGGTGGTGTCCATTTACCCGATAAAAACTCATCAACAAGTTCGGCTACTGTGACACGTGTTAACATAGACTCATCAAACATATTCTTGTTTTTATCTGTAATCCATATAATTTGATCATTACTCCAAAATAAATTATCTATAGTTCGTATATTTTCTGCAGATTCAGGTGTACCATCCCAATCCTTTGGCATACGGAATGTAGTAACTTTAAGTCTCCATTGTGGCCACGATAAAGAAACTACACCGTTCAATCCAATCAATGGCTCTAACTTATCCCAACCATCTTTGAAATCACTATTTCTCTTCATCGCATTTAGCAAATTAATTAATTCTTGTAACATAAAACCCTTTCAATAAATAAATGTAATACATCAGTATACCCTACTCACAAGTGCAGTTTGAATCCCAGTTCTTACACTCATCACAGGTTTCAGCACCCATGAGGTGGTAGTCATCGTCTACTAGCTCATCACCACTGCGTTGTACATGCTCCCAACCTTTAGGTCCTGCGTATATGTTGCCAGCAAAACACATGCCGGGTTCAGCATAACGACATGTAAACTCAAGATCAGGAAACATATCAGACATAGTATGAATCCATGTATCAGGTGGACCCCATGGTGTATCAAAAGCTATAGTGACATGACCTTCCTTAAAGTCTAGGTAGCTTGTGTCACAAGCTCCCCACTTTGTCCCCCAGTTATTGTATTGCCAGTTAACATTACCGTTGCCTTCTTCATCTAATTCCTGTGGTACAGACTTGTTGAAGTCTAGTACTGATGTGCTTGTCTCATACTTTGTAGTGTGTAACTCAGCCCAAGCAGACACCTTGTCTGCTGGGCCAGTGATTGTCAATTCATTCATACACCAATTAGGCATTGTGTTATTCCTTATCCGTAAACCAACTCACCAAAACATATTCCTTGAAGTAGCGCGTCAATCACATCTTGATCAACTTGTTGCTCTTCTTCAAACGATCGATCACCTTGCATCCATGACTTTGTAAGATTATCAAGAACATCAAGTGGAGATATCGTATGTATCTCACCTTCGTCATCATGTATGTCGATGTACCAAAGGTCAGGTTTGCTAACCCAAGCTGCATGCCACTTCTTAACCCACTCGCAATGGTGCAATGCCTCTGTGATTTGGTCATACCAAAACTCGTTGTCGATGTTACCTACTACCCATTTGATGTGTGTGTCACTTGCTTGCATTGCGTCGCACTTCCTTTATTTCTTTAATTAAACTTGCATTACGTCGTAGTTCCTTCACTGTTATGTCTATCCTGTTCCAATTTGTGCCGTAGTTAGCATCAAATCCATCATGCAATTCATCTACTACAGCTGGCCACTCATCTTCTCGCTCGATGATTTCAGCCATGATTAGGTCGTGTGATTGAAACTCTTCCCTGTTAACTCCACAAACAAAATCATATGGTCCCCATACCTCAATGTAAAACTCCGGGAATTCATCCCGGAACTTGCGCAGTGCTTTCTCAAAAGTTAAATCTCTGTCGTTCCATTCTTCTTCTGTCATTTATCTTCTCCCCATCCTGTTGGCTGATCAACACATGTATCTATATACAAGTCGTGTGAACTAAACATGTCATTCCATTCTTCGTACGTGCAGTCACCAATGTACTCAGACAATGCATCGTTAAACTCGTCAATGTTAGACTCGTGATACACCGAGGCAACAAGTGCACAAAACTTTTCTATCTCCCAATCTGTTGGTCGATTGACTTTCATTGCTTCTGCAACTTCATCGATAAACAAGATGACTGCTTTGTCTGTGTACTGGATACTTACATCAGAGAACAACAGTTTGCCCATACGGAACATGAACTCTGCGCCAATGGCCGGGGAGAGAAACTCCCCGTCATCTGTGTAGTGACAGTCACGAGCATAGTCGTAACGATCAGTTGACCACTCTTCTTCTTCGCATATTGAATAAAACATTTTGTATTCCTTTGTGTTTATTTATTTGTTTAATTAAACCCAGCGGGATGCAGACCCGTGGGCACGGATGACGATATCGCTATCACCATCACACTGTAGAGACTTAGGGCAACCTACGCAAGTCATATGCACCATCTGCAACATGTTGCGCAGCTTTCTCGCCTCGTTGATGAATGGGTCACTAGGACATTGCTTCATGCCACGTGCATAAGCAGTGTGGCGTCGGTTATCGTAGTCTTCGTGTGGCAAGACTGTGAATGTGCCCCAGCCAGCTCGCTTAGCATCTGACTGATCGGCATAAGTATCGCATGATGCTTGGATGATGCCTTTGAATGGCTGTGCAATAGGTTCACGCCACTGGTGTGTGTAACCTCTATGCCCATGGCTATATCTAAGCATGTCATTCCATATAGGGAATGGAGCGGCTACAGGGTCACCGTACGACCCTATACGCAACTCCTTGCCAGATACCCAAGCAATAGTAGAACCTACAATACTAGACACCACTGGCACGTTGCCTCGTTGGAATGATTCCCATACAGCAGTAGTGCCCTTGCCAATATTGACGTAACAAGTACGCACACGTTTGTACTTGCCAGTACGTGGGTCTTTCTTCCATGTCTTCATGTGCTTGCAGTTACCACAGATGCATACATCTTGACCTGAATCAATAGCGTCCTGTGGATGAATGTTGCGCATGATGATGTATGTCTGAAGCATGTCTCCAGTCTTTACATTCCAATCATCGTTGTTGGTCTGGCAGTTAGACATACAGACAATGATGGGTTGTGTCTTGGCCCATAGTAACTGACTAGGGCCGTCATAGATGCAGTATGTGTTGTACTTTGGCTTCATGTCTTTGCCATTGCGTACATTAGTGAAAAGGGCTGGATTTGCATCCAGCCCAAACTTGTTGAGATATTCTTTTGCTGTCATTTTTATTCCTCTGTTACCGTCTTAAGTATTTCGTTCCAATTAACATCACGTAGTTCGTTATTAACGATGTCAGTGATATAGATGTTGCTAATCCCATCTATTAGCTCGCCATACATCTCCTCAAAGTATTCTTGTAAATGTTTTTCTGCATTGTGTTGGCTTTCGTGCTCACTGTGCTCCTGATGCCAGTTCTCTACATCTTCTTGGTGATGCAGATAAAACAACCATGTTGCGTGATTCGTCCAGCCGTTGTATGTACTCAATTGTGTTTTCCTTCTGTTGCGTTGTTCGTTGTTCTTGATTCGGTAAATGTATGATGACGATAAGTTGTATTTAGCACAAAGTGCAACAACACTTACGCCATTGTTTGCTTGATGATGTATTGACGCTATTTGTTTAGGCGTCAGTTTTTTAACAGGCATTATTCATTAGTATCTTTTCCATCATTCCAAAACCAATATTTACTGTATTTGGTATCGTCTTTATCAATGATCTCACATATATAATGTGCCTCCTCTTCACTGATTCCAGCCCAGCCAATGTCTACATTGACTGTACTGAGATCATCGCATTCGCCCTCACATTTTTTGCCTGTACAGTCAAGTGCAAAGCCACATTCAATGCGGAACTTCCACGTGTCATATGGATCTACCTCATCGAGTACGTCGATACTATATGTACGATGTGCATTAACTCGGCAGTCTTTCCACTCGCTATTGTGCCACTGCAGTTCCCATATGTTTGCTGCAGTCTGCATGATTATTTCTGCAGCTGCATGGTAGTACTCATCTTTGTATCTTTTAGTCATCTATTCGATCCTCCATTACTGCACGTAACTGTTTGAATGTCTTGCCTGTGTTGCGCAAGTAAAGACCGCAAAACCCAACCATTGCATGACGCTCACTGTATAGCCTGAGTTGAGTGCCATCATCGTTTTGCTCAACACCTCTACGAATACCAACGCAGCCAATCATCACTGCTAACTCGCGTCGCACAGTAGCTTCAGTAGGAGGAGTTCTGTATATTTTTAGATAGATGTTTACTCTGCGGTTAGGGCTGGCGTCACCATATGTAGACCAATACTCATACCTGTATACAACTGGATCTTCTGCTTTCATTTCTTTTTCTTTCTATCAACTGTAATAACTACAAACTCTTCATTGACATCCCATTCAATGAATTCATCTGCGCATTCAAGACAATATTTAGCATCACGTTGTACCCATGAACGCATTACACCCAAGAAATACTTTTTGTCTTTATTTGAGCAGTTGGTCATGCGATAAAAGTGACGTGCCCAACGCAATACACCGGGAGCATTAAACATTGGAACAGAAACAAGTTTTAGTTTTTTCATTGTGTTGTCTTTCATTGTGTAGTGTGCGTTGTAAGTGAGTCGCACCCCTCACTCACCGATTACTTGATAATGGTTATCAAGTCTGAGTTATCACGAGCAGCAGCTGCCTTGATATTGTCAAGCTTCTTCATTGCTTTGGTTACCTGCGTCCAGAAATCAAAGTCAATCTCAGGCATAGGTACCTTATCAATGACTAACCTCAATCCTTCAATCGCTTGATTGATTTGATCATCAAGTGTTGCCGCAGTGATGATGATTCCAAACTCGGATTCCTTCATTGCATTCGGGTGATACCACTGGTCGTTCCCTTGGTCATAGGCAGAGTAGGTTACTGTAACCATAGCAGTAGGTACAGGCAAGGCTACTAATGCAGAGGTAGCAATGTCCATTCGTAGGACATACTTCATTCTCAACCTATGACCGTTGATAGTCATATCAGTTTCGTATGATGTAGTTTGAAACTCTTCATAAGAAGTAAGTGTGCCAGAGCTAAGGCGCTCACCAGACTTCAGAGTGTTCTCAACGAAATGGGTTGTGTAAAGTGTTACGGACATGATGTGTTTCTTTTCTATGCGTTGTTAGTGAGACGCACCCCTCACATCAAACATTAGATGGCGAGTTTAGTGTTGTAAAAGTCTGTAAGATTTTCAGCTTTTATCATGTAATCGATTATTGGTTGCTTATCATCCCCATCAAGATCGTAAACGATCTCTGATAAATCAATTAATATGTAATTAACAGGATTACTTTTACTGTTAAACATCTTCCACATATTATTGTAATGATCTTTTGTTATCATTTCAATTGATAAAAGATGCTCAACTACAAGTGAACCGTATAAAACTTCCGGTACAAATCTCATTTTAAAACACGTTCTTTCTGCTGGTTACAGCTTTGTCGGTCACGATGTTCATATAAACCATCATGTATGGTTTGAACTCATAGGTGTGCTCAAGACACCGTGTGATTCTTATCTGCATAACCTCTGGATGTATATACACAAAAGCGCGAGCCATTGCTGTAGCAACGCTGGCATTCTTAAAGACAGCAACAGAGCCGATTGCTCGGCCCTGAAAGTCATACATCTGGTTGTGATAGGTATACCTAGCC